ATAGATAATAGAGCCTGCAACACCGCCTGATACATATGCAATAGACAGAGCTGAATCAGTATAGACTCCAGTAACTGCGGCTGCCTGAGTAGGCAACAGCTTTGTCCACCAATACAGAACTACTAAGCTTTCGCTTAATACTGGACTATATCATGACCCTAAGTCTAGGGTCTGGCATTATAGTCTCTGAAGGTTTCATATAATTGTGTCTATTCACAGTATTAAGATAACGGTAAAGCCTATCAACTTTCCTCTGGATGTAGAAGTAACACCCAGCATCTACAAACGATCTTATGTTAGGCTTTATAATATACATAGTTGTACCATAGCCAGATACCTGCTCATATATCTTCCCTACTTTGACGCCGAGCTTTTGTAGAAGTCTTGCTACATCTTCTACCAAAGTCCTAGTTCTTGCAGCATAACCTATTCTCCAATATCCAGAGCTTTCAGCGATAGTTCCATCAGTATCAAATAGACCAGCCAAGAAATCTAACTGCGCTTCTCGACCCACTCTAAATACCTCATCTGCAAGAAACAACTTCTCTCCAATAAAGTAGTGAAAAAACTCATAGATAGGAGTGTTATTTATTGCTAATCTATACATAGTAGTCTTATGAGGATTCTCATACTCAGCTACTCGATAGTTAGCATCACAAAACCTGTTAATCTCTCCACACACTCTCTCCACACACTCCTTATCCATATTTGCTATGACCACTTTGTACTCCATTACCCTCTTCTCTCCGGTAATATAGGTATAACACTTAACACTTCCATCACCTAAGAGAGCCCCTATCGTATAAGCGACAGGTTCAAAAAACTGTTCAAGACTAATATGTGAATTTCCCTGCTGATTGTCCATTGTAGCATCCTCCTTAGTTTCACGCTTTGGTCAAGGTCGGCTTTAGGAGTTTCCAGCAATTTCTGCCATTTAATCGAGGGGATTTCGCCCCAAGAGTACTATTGGCTAATACTGTGGGTCGTCCGTCTTCTCACTCTTCATCTTACTCATAATAGCCGTCAGGGGCATACTTCCGTTTGGATACAGAAAGAGAATAGTCTCTCTCCAATTCTTAGGTCTCTGGTCTGTAACCCAGTCGCCTGTTCCTCTCATTCCTAAAAATCCACTCATTGTATTTTACCTCCTTATTGATTAACTACCAGTTCAGCATCGCTTTAAAGGTGTAGAAGAACTCCATATCATGGTCTGCATTTGGCGTATTTGCAGTTGTATAGGTACCATATGTCCTATTCACACCGCCAGGTGTGACAACCACATTAGCTGCATCATGCTTCTCAGCAAACACATCAACCAGCTTGCAGTCTCTTCCCATTGGTAGACCAATCTTATTGCCAACACCAACCTTGATATTATCATCAGCGTTGGTCACACCTGCAAAGCCCCAGCATACAACTGAAGTAATCATAGAATATGCTTCATTACCAGTAATAGTCTCAGTACCACCCTTGACAGTAAAGGTCTCACCACAGGGAAAACCACTAGCATTAAGACCACGAACTGTAACATAACCAGCAGTGATACTAACATCAGCATCAGTAATAGTAATGACAACATTTCTGGGAACCTCCAGACGAGCTGCAATAGCCGCAAGTGTTCTCGCACCTCCAGCATCTTCAGTAGCACCGTCATACCCAGCCACATCATCAATATCAAGATCAGCCACGATAGTAACAAGTTCAGCCAAAATAGCGTCAGCTGCTAAGTGCTTAACATGGCCAGTTAAATAAATTTCTTTAGGCTCACTCATCTCACATTACCTCCTATCTTATGCTTCCTTCGTTACAACACCACTATACCCAGTAACGTGGTATCTAGTTCCATCACAATACACATCTACATAGTTCCCAATAACAGCTGCGATATTCAAGTACTTACTAACAACAGCATCACCGTTAAGACAGATTGCCTCACCTGTCTGTGGCAGTAACTGTGTTATCTGTGCTACCAACTGCATAACTCTAAATGACTGCCCAATCATACTAGCTGCTGTAGGCAATGTAAGAGAAACTGTAGCACCAGCACCTGTATTAGTGACATTCATCCCAGAAATTTCAGCTGCTAGAATAGTCGTGTCAGTAGAGCCCTTTGCAACAACAGTAGCATTACCCGCTACAAAAGGAGCAGGGGAGTTAATAACAAAAGAAGCCACTGTTGAAGAACCTACATTTGTATATACACCTGATGTTCCAGCTGCAGCATCAGTCTTAATGAATACACAACCTTTTGCATAACCAGCACCAGTCGGCACAGATGTTCCAGTTGCAAGTAGGACCTTACCTAAGGAATCCTTTTGTAGAACGGTAACCGCAGTAGCCCCAACTGTTTCCGAAACGCCTGTGAGCGTCAACATTGGCACAGTCCTTCGCCTTGCGAAGTTGTAAAGCCATTTATCTAAGCCCGCCATAGTATTAACCTCCTACTGGATTATGTCCAGTATATCTTTCTCTACCTTCGTTAAATTTCCACTAGAGGAAACAGAACCTCTCCTTCCCCCACCACCTCCACCAGGCACAAAGCCTGGGTTTTTAACCTTAGCAGTACTTTCTCCTCCACCAGAAGGTGAAGAGATATTCTGCTGACTCTCAATGACTTCTCTCTTTGGTAACCTCAACTTCCCTCTCGCCTGATTCTCAACCTCTTCCATAACCTTCTCAAGTTCCCAATCAGGATGCTCTGCTGTCACTTCATTAGCTATAAAACCAACATACTTCTTATGAGGCACGAGGTCTCCATTGGCTCTATAGAAATCTGCAACAGCTGTCTTTAATGTAACTGTCTGGTCTACAATAGATGTAACCACCTGCGGAATCATCCTTAGACCACGCTCAACCGAAGTATTAACAACTGCAGTCAGAAGTGCGTTAAAGTTCTTAACATCACTCATAACTGTATCAAACGTCTCATTACTATCTATAAACTGTAGTACCTGCTTCTTAGCTGCCTCCGCCTGTGCAACCCTCTCTTCCTCAGTTACAGGCTTAACCTCCCTAGGCCCAGCTAGCTTACCTACAATCTCCTCAATATGAGCCTTCAGAGCAGCGTTCTCCTCCCTCATTAACTCTATCTCTGTCTTCTCAACAACAGGCGCTAGTTCCTCAGGCGGCTTAACCTCAACCACAGGTGCAGCTACAGGAGCTGGCCCAGGCTCACCCTCTACAGGTGGCTTTACTTCTTCTTTTTCTTCTTTCCCAGACTCGGCGACTGCTTCGACTTGTCCACCTGCCGCTTCCTCGCTCCGTTCTTGCCCTTCTTGCCCATCTACCTTTACCTCCTCCTCTGTCGCACCTTCAACAGGCGGGACATAATCTGCAATTAGGTCTCCTATTTCCTGCAAGTTCTTTTCATCAACCGTATCACTCATGACTCTCCTCCTTTAGTTTAGCTCTCATTTCTGCCTCTATTTCCATCTTTATATCATCTGGCAAAGCCAGGATAAAATCAATTAAAGCGAGGCGTCCTTGGCACCTGGCAATGGGTGTAGCCTGTGTGTTAGGGTCTAAAGACCCTAGGTCCTTATGTAGACCGTCTCTCACCTCCTTCAGCGTAGAGGTTATCTCATGCCATAAAGGACTTCTTACGAACGCCTCGTAGTCAGAAATATACATTACTGTCCACCTCCATATTGGTCAATAGGAACCATGTTCCCCTGTTGCACACCCTGATCTATAGTCTGCTGATTATCTACTTTCAGCGATACTGGAGGAACAGGGCCTGGTTGTAACACAAAGTTGTTAATGTCCTTAGCTCCCATGATACGAGCTATATGCTTAAATATCCTAACCATATCAAAACTTTGGAACAGTATAGGCTGTTGACTTAGAATCCTAAACACCTCAACCCATGACTCACTATACTCCCCACCAACTATACTTCCATCTTTAATAACAAGGTCGTAATCAACTATTAAATCGTAAGGGGTTACCTTCTTACTACTCTGTCCACCAAACTCCTTTAACAGAGTATCCTGCCATTCGCCTGATGCCTTCACATAGACATCCTTCTCCATCAGCTGCTGTGTATGACTAGCGAACATATAACCTATATCATACATAGCTTGGAGAGAGGCAATCTTAGCCGCTTTCGTAAGACGAGAAAGTGCACTTTGTCGAGTGTCTCTAGTCTCCTGGGCGGTGACCCTCTCTCCACTCTTTCTGACCATACCTGACACAGAATCTGTAGCAGCACTTGTCCTTTGCATAAAGTCTATGATATAAGCTGCATCTGGAATATGCTGTCTTGTTATATCACTAACCGGCAACTGCACAACAGCATCCTTCACCCCTCTTCCCCAAGCTGCCCTTCTCATCCTTATCAACTTCCCAGGCTTTGGGTCTTCCAGATCTGCGATATGACTATTAAAGAGCCAATCAAGGGCAGTCTGCATCCCACTCATCAGCTCGAGGCGAGAAACAGGAGTGGAGGAATAGCCGTCAAAGTCAGGAGCGCAGACTGCCACTGGATACATATTATGGTTCAACTTCAAGGGTTTAGCGCATATAATAACCTTATCAGCGGCCAGACCTATAAGCCACTTAGTAGGATAATCTTCTTTTCCAAGCTTCTGATCTTTAGGAATCAGAGTCCAATACATCCAGATAACATCAATCGGAGTAGTGCTCATATTAGCTGGCATCATTGTAGTGCCATACCTAACTCCTCTACCACTATCACTCTTACTCTTATTAAACTGAGATATACCACCACTTCCAATATCCTTAAGATACTTCACATTAAAGATATCATCATTATTCCTCTCCAACTCCAGCAGTTTCATATAGTTAGTTGACTCAATCCAACCTACAAACTCACCCTGCTGTGTGTCATGGATAGGGACATTAGGGTCTGGAAGATACATATAAGGGTCAATATTCTTCAACTTACTACCCTCAAACAGCACAGTCTCCTCACTAATCCTACTAGTACCTGTGTTCATGAACCTGTTAAATATAGAGGAGAAGAAACCCATAGGCTGTATAACTGTCTTAAAGCCCCACTTCTTTTCCCAGCTCGGAGTAACAATACCCATACCATATGCAAGACTATCCCTAAACATAGTATGCAGATTTAACGCCACTTTAAAATGCTGAGTATGTTGCTCTATCACTTTCTCCATAAGAATCGCACCAATCACATCTTCAGGACTACTTCCCTCATATCTGAAGATTGGGCTCTCAAGAAAGGCCGTTGTGAAGTATGTAAGGATAGTCTCTATAGTAGCATATGAATAAGGCACAACGATGGACAGGGGCTTCCTATCGTCTACGCTCTGGACGTTCAGCTCAGTATCATCCAGTCTTATATATGCTGTAAGAGTCTGGTCGACCTTCTTCCAAGAGTCGTATCTCTTACTCATTTCTCTACTACTCTCCAGTGCTCTTGTATAAACCTCTTTTACAAGCTTCTGGTGTTCTTGAGAAGCGGGCTTCAAATCAAGACCATTGGGATACTCATATCCCTTATCTTCAGAACTCGAGAAGAGCCTCCCCTGTGCATTTGGATCTAAAATTGTAGGCATCTATTTTCTCCTTTATTCCACAATTCCAAGCGTTATTAAAGCTGCCCTCAACTCGTTAACTAGAGCCATAGTTTCAGCTGGATTAGTCGCAACAGTACTAACAGGAGTAGCGCCTGTTATCTGCTGTAAGTACATAATATTATCGCCTGCATCAACGTGCAGGTATATTCTACCAATCTTACTCGGTACTAAATAACCATTTGTAGAGTCCTGAACACTAACACTATCCGCAATCTCAAGCAGTATAGGATATAGGTCACCACCATCACTATCAGACACCCTTACAGAGTCATATATCTCCTTCTCAATTCTATCTACAAGACCATATAAGTACTCAGATATACTAACTCCATCGTATATAGATGCTGATACATTCTTATCATATGCACCAGCTACATCTGATATAGCCACACTATCAGATATATCAACTTCATCATGAGGTAAAGATGTTAAAGATAAATGTAGATAATCACTCGCAGCCGCTACATCATATATCTCACTAAGCCTAGTTTTCTCTACAGCCCATACATAGTCATCCTCACCTGTAACTACATAATCAGCGACACTCCTTCCTAAAGAAGGAATATGGCTTGTAGAGGCACTAGCTCTAACCGTATCATATACAATACCTTGTATCTGTCTAGAAACAGCAGTAACATCATCAGTTGCAAGTACATTACTAACAATATCAAAGTACTCAAGCTCAATATCTTCAACTATATAAACAGGTGATGGTGTTACACTTTCAGAAACAGCAACAGTATCATATACACTTCCATCAACACTAGCCTTCGGATTTACAGCCTCAGACACACCTACAGTATCAGCTATAATAGCCCAATGGGATACAATCTCTCCACCTTCCCAAATAGTCCCAGACTGCCATTGTGTCCCTGTTTCCCAGACAACTCCATATGGAATCCAAGCTGCAGCTGCATAGTCAGTTGCAACCACCTTATCAAACTCAGATATACCATGAGTTCCTATATATCCTATACTCTCACTAATAGAAACATCATCATGGATATCTCTACCTATAACCCTGTATCCTTCCCACTCAGTTCCAGGCTCCCACATAACGCCTGATTCCCATAGAATCACTGGCGTCTGTCCTTCTATACCCCCAGACAAGAACTCAGGCACACTTACATTATCAACAAGGGAAGATACAAGATAAGCTGCAGCCGCTATAACACTCTCAGATATAGCAGCAATATCAAACACACTTGCCCTACCTAACGAAGTTAGAGCAAGATTCTCAGACGCACTAGCTGTATCATATATGCTAGCCCTTCCCAAGGAAGTCAAACTCAAAGACTCAGAAGCCGTAACACTGTCAAATATACTAGCTCTTCCTAAAGAAGATAGACTCAAATTCTCACTAGCTTTAGTAGTATCAAATATGCTAGTCCTACCTAGCGATGTTAAAGACACATATTCAGACGCTTTAAGCTCATCATATACAGACCTATTAAGAGCACCTACAGTTGACAGTTGACCTGTTATATCCTCAGACACATTTGTAAGGTCATATATATCTGCTCTTCCTAACGAGGATAGTATAAGAGACTCAGAAACTGCAGTACTATCAAATATATCAGCATCAACGCTATTATCAGGAGTTACTATATCACCAACTACATCTTCAGCGCCTGTACCTATATCAAAGATGTCAGCCCTACCCAAAGACGTCAGAGTAAGCAGTTCAGAACTCTCAGCCGTATCAAAGATATCTGCTCTTCCCAAACTAGACAGAGTAAGAAGTTCAGAAGCTGTAGTAGTATCAAACACCAGCACAGCTTCGTTCTTAACAAGACCAGCTATATCCTCAGCTGCCGAGACTGTGTCAAAGATATCCGTCCTACCCAACGAGCTTAGCGCTAATAACTCACTAACTCCCACACTATCAAAGACCTCTGATACGAGTTGTTTAAGCTTCCCATTTACAAGGTCGAAATCAGAAGAACTAACTGTATCAAATATGCTCGCCCTACCAAGACTGGACAAGGCCAGCAACTCACTAGCACTAGCTATATCAAACACCGTCACAGCTTCATTAGGTATAAACCCTACAACATCTTCAGCTGCACTGGCACTATCAAAAATGTCTGCAGTTATTGGTACAACTGATTCAGAAACCGAACCAGCAATATCTTCAGATACAGCCACACCGTCAGGAAGAAACGCATCTAAAGTGAAGTCATACCATACTGTCCCAGGCTCCCATACAACGCCAGCCTCCCATGCTACCTCACCAGGCTCTACATGCCCTACCATCCCAGCCTGAGTATTAACAGTATCAAAAATATCTGCTCTTCCAAGTGATGTAAGTGTCAGATTCTCAGCACCTGTAGCTGTATCAAATACAGTTATAGCCTCATTCTTAACAATTCCAACTACATCCTCACTAGCATACGCAATATCTCCAGAGCCATCAATACTAACTCTTCCCAAAGACTTTAGTGTTAGATTCTCTCTTACTTTACCATAATCGCCTGAGCCATCAATGTTAGCCGCTCCTGCTGCTGTCACAACGTCCCAAGTCAGGACAATCTTTCCAGCGGTTCCAGCTCCACCAGCCCGTGCAGTATTAGCGACATTACAATGCCCACCACCGCCTCCACCACCTCCATTACCACCTGTCGGAGCAGCACCATCAGCGTGAACGGCTCCACCGGCACCGCCATCGCCACCATCAGTCCCTGTCGCTCCTGCTTGCCCAGAAGCTGATGTTCCATTTGCCGCTAAACAAGCACCTTCGCCACCACCTCCACCTACTGCATCAGCCCCATCTGCACCTTGGTATCCATCACCACCAGTCTTTAGAACATCGCCTGCAGTTCCTGCCCCGCCTGTTCCCTTAGCGGCTGCGCCAGTGCTAATGCCAACCTTGCCTCCTACACCTCCATTGGCGTTACAGTCTGTGTTGACCTTGAACCAAGTCACCCCACCATTACCACCATCTGTGGGGCTTGCACCGCCAGACCCTGCCGTCCCTGCTACTCCAACGGAAAAGTTATAGTTCCCTGTAGGAGAGGCAATCGTTAGTTTGGCGTATCCGCCTCCACCTCCACCAGCACCAGACCCATCAGATTTGGTAGCACACCCACCTCCACCACCGCCTCCAGCACCGAAGCACTCGATGACAAGGTTGGTTGCACCAGCAGGTGTAGCCCAAGGGCTAGAACTAATTGTTGTTAAAGTTTCTGTAGCCATCTATATTCCCAAAGTACCTATATATTGGTTGATATTCCCTATGCCCATTAGGATATACAACTTCCCTCTTTCTCTCAAGGTTCTTAAAGATATACGCCTTTTGAAAGTACTTTATAAAGACATACCTCTCATCACCTATAAACACTTTATTACCTGGCCTTAACTCCATCCTCTATACATACTCCTAAGCTGGGTACATTCTCCCTGTCGTCAGGTCCACATGTCTGCAGTATATCCTCGTGTCCACTAGAAACGGCCACTTCCTCTTCCCTATCTTCTTCCATCCTGCCCTCCTCAGAACATCTTCTCTCATCACTCTATCACACCAGTATATATCACTAGTACCTGTCGCTACCCTACTCGTGTTAGTCTCAGGGTCATGCCACACCTTCGCAGGCGTCTCGAACACCTTCTTACACTTAACTCCATTCCCAGTCATATAATCCTCACTCTCCTCATACATCACTTTAAGAATAGAAGAATGAATAAGTAAACAACCAGTAGGAACTCCATCAACCCAAACCAGATCTCCGAGCTTCCATTTATCATAGCAACTATTACCCCTCCCTCTATACATAAGAGGTTCAGGCGGACTGCTCTTCAGATAATACAGCCCAGATACAACAGGTATATCCTCCTTCTTCATATAACTATTAAGAGTAACAAACGCATCTGGAGGCAATACAACATCATCTTCATGCAACAATAGCCATTGGAAGTCACCCTGTAGAGTCGCCTGTACCAAGATATTCTGAGCATCTGCCACCAGATATCCCATAGGTATACTTTGCGAGTAACCTATCGAAGAATGTGCAGCTGTCCAGTTGCAAGGTATCACCTGACCAAATCTAGCAGCCGCCCACTCCATCCTTACAATACCAAGTGTTGCGGTGCCTATCATCAGCCTATTTCTTATAGGTTTAGGACTCCTGTTCTTAAGTATCTTAATATCCTCCTTTCTACTTTTCACAAGCACACTCCTTAATCATGTCACTGGTTACAGGTACAGGCTTAAAATCAGGCTCACTATCCTCTACTTCCTTATCAAACTTAGTAAGTCTACCACACCTTGGACACTTAAAAACTACGAACACTTTCTTCATTTCCTCGCCTCCATTATAACTTCCAGATTCCCATTATACCTATAATCATTAGCCACTAACTTCCATGGCTTAGGCTTATATATCCCATACAAAGGATAATCTGGGTCGAAATAAGTAAACGTAGCCTCATTTGGACAAGGATAATGCGTTGGATCTTGACACGCCCCAAAGCTAAGATAATAAGGAACTGATAACAACAGTTGTCCATCAGGCTTCATTATCCTCCATATCTCGTCCATAAAGTATATTCTATTCTTAGGCTCAATGTGTTCCCAAAGGTGGGAACACAACGCCTGGAACACAATACCTTCTGGTATAGGCCAAGGGAACACTTGCAAATCATGGACTATATCAACACCTTTACAAGGCCTGATATCTATACCTATCCAATTCTTCTGCTTGTTCTCCCCACAACCTATATCAAGCCTAATCCCTAACTCCGTCTTAAAAAGGTCTTTTTTCACCGTATCGCCTTTAAGTAGATGTAAAGACTTTCGTCTGTGTTAATGTAGTTTGCAACCGTTACACTTGCAAAGCCAGCCATGCCGAATATATTACTTAACTCAGAAGTAACATATCCCCACTTATGATACTGTCCCTCATGACTCTGATTACCGAATATCCTAGCCAGCAACCACTGCCTTTTAGGGTCATCCACAATCATCTTACACGAGGCTACAATATCAGGCGTTGTCACATGAACTTCGCCTCCATGCTTGCAGACTCTATACCACTCCTTAGCAATAGACAGTATCTCATGCCTACCGAAGTGCTCTATCGTCTGAAAGCACACTATCATTGCAACACTACAATCATTTAAAGGTATATGCCCAGCATCCCATGGAGCCTCTGCATTAGGGTTATATCTATCTACATTGACATAACCCTCTAGATTATTGTCCCCACTTCCAATATTAAGCCTTATACCCTTGACCCTTGGCTTCAGCTTCTCAAAATCTATTATATAAGGTTTTTCTTCCATACTATGCCGTTGCAAATCTAATCTGGTACGTCAGATTGAAGTCCTGATTAGTTGCCCAAGCACTTGTTGCAAACGTCTGCATACACAACATACTACTCGCAGAGTCCGTCTTAAACAAGCCAGCACCACCAACTGTTGCAGCTGCAGTCAGCGAAGCACTACCAAAACTAGCAGTTGCCGTCAATGTGCAGGTGCCACTTGTACTAAGGTTCAACGCCTTAAATGAGTTAATAGGGCCGATAACGTGAGTCTGGCTCATATCAGGCGCGTCAGTCTGAGTAGCCATACAAGCATAGCCAATCGCATAAGAACCAGCAACAGCACCAACCAATCTGGCAAGGTCCGTAAGCCCATCATTCATCAGCTTATTCTGCACCCATCCTGAATCTCCCACCACTTTACCAGTCTCTGAGTCAACAAGCTGACCACGCAGGAAGCCCCTTACCACCAATTTAGAATCCTTTCTTTTTCTCATCTCAATTCTCCTTTAGAAAATAATGTTAAATAGGTCATAAACAAGGCCAGCTCTACCAGCCCAACTAGTCGCATAATCCGAGTCTCCCTTTATATAGCGCGCCTGACCAGTATTAACAGTCAGCTGCATTATATACCATTCTCCACCCGTACCAAGATATCCTACATATATAGGATTCCCTGTAAAGTCAATATCAGAAAACTTATACTGCCCCGTCTTATCATCATAAGCGTTTAGGATATTAAGAGGTACTGCCCTAAGCTCGTTATTAGTTAGACCAACACTACCAATAACGTTGACCTGTTGCTTACCATCCTTAGCCTCGCCTATTAAGAAGTCTTCTTTAGCCATAACGCCCTCTTCGTGCAAAATTTGCACGTAGCTTAGATTGTTCTCCAGTTGCCCATCTCAGCCATTCTACCGCCGTACTCATCTTCCATCACATCTTTATAATCATCTTTAATCTCATCAGGCGTCTCCTCTGGTGTAAAGTACCTACCACCCAACTCAAGCATCTCTACAACATAGGCAACCGCATCCATGACGTCGTCCCTCTTTGACCTAGGAAACGACAGCAACTGAGCCTCCAAAGGAGCACAACAACTTGTATTATGATAGACGAAACCCAATCTATAAAACGGTACCAGTGCTTCAATTCTCTCCTCCTTACTAGCCCTCGCTTTCAACTCAACTATATCATAGTACCTCTTCTGCCTCAACATTTCTGTCCTTAGCGGATAGGTTATAAACTCATTAAGACTTGTAACCTCAACTCCTATAACCTTAGCCCTCAACCTATCAGCCATATCAAACACCTTATTGTACTGCTCTTCAGGGTGCAACCTACCTTTCACAATATCCCTAACGAATATCTTAGGTGTTTCAACATCTATCCCAATCCCAACAATAGCCGTTTCATCACTAGCCAACTTAACAGTCTTAGCAGGGTCAAATATCACTATATTCTCAAGCTTGTTCCTAACCTCTATAAACTTAGCATCTGTCTCCTCATACTGCTTAAAATGCTCCTGTTTGAACTTAGCACTCTCTTTTGCGATAGGAACACCCATATACTCTCTATAAAACGAGTCCAGCAGGCCCATCCTCCTATAAGAGTCAACCAGACTCAATATCGCTTCATTATCCATAAAGTCAGGCCAATTACTCTCGAAATTGTCGTCGCATATGCTCAAGTGAGAGTGATGCCATCCCTTATCCTCAAGAAGGTTTGCCAACAAAGAATCCTCATGCAACAAGGTTCCAATGACGATAATCTTCCAATCCTTCCTAGCTCTATTGATAGAGTTCATAACATCTTCAAAGAACCACGCTTTCGTCTTAGCCCTCTGCTCATCACTCCTAACAGCCTCAGCATCTTCAAGGTCATCAACTATAATCAAATCAGGCCTACTATCTCCATACAGAATACCTCGAACCTGCTGTCCCGACCCACGTGGCATAACTGCAACGCCTGAAGATGTAACCCACATCTCCTTACTAAAAGTATCACTCTTCAAAGGGCCAAACAGTCCAGCGATTATCCTATTATTCATCAACTCCCTTTTCAAGTTCTCGCCTTGCATAACCGCCTGAGTTGCAGTACAACTTATTGGTACTATAAACTTCTTCTCCCTAAACAATATCTTCTTAGCAGGAAACGCAAGGTTCACAGTACTAGTCTTTCCAAAACCTCTCGGTGCGACTATCACCGCCAGCTGTATCTCATCATTGTCCAGAATGTCAAAGATCGTGTCATGCAAACTTGAAAAGGGTAGATAGAACCTATCAGGAAACAGCATCTTTGCTGTCACCTTAGTTGACAAGAAGCACTGCGACATAAGCAACTTCGCAGTATCTCTATCCATCCCCATCAACTCATTCTCTTCCATACATCACCTTTGCCAAGTCTATAGCGTCCCTCTCCTTATCAGCGTAGTGAAAATAGGCAACGCCGAACCTTCTAACAAACTGATAATATAACCAAGCCACCATCTGTCTCCAAGGATTCCCTGTCGCATCCCTCTGCATCTCAGTATAAAACTGGTCGTCTGCCTTCTTCCTATCCTCCTCAGTACAACCAAGCCAATAGTTGAAATCATGATGGTCGCAACTCGCATGGCAGAAGAACTCAGGCACAGGCATCCAGCCACCTTTAGTTCCACACCCATTACAGATCTTCTCTCTTTGCTCCCATGTCAAGTCTCTATACCTTATCATTTCCTTCCCTCATGCTCCATACTAAAATGGTTTCCATCACTAGGAAAGTCTCCTCCCCACCTATTCAAGGGATGCAAACTCTTCCAATAAGTGCCAGCAAACCTGTATGCCTCTGTATCTTCCCGATATACTCCATTTATATCCACTATCAAATCAATAGCAAGTCTATCAATATGAAGACTATTTATACTACCCTTACCCTCTCTTTGATACACTTCAGCAACCCACTTAGGTCTAAAAGCCTCATCAAACCTGCACCTGTAGCCCTCCTGGCTATTGATAAACTGTATCAATAACGCTACATTCTGACAGAACAATGCCTGTTTCTGTGATAGTGTCATCACTCACTCACAATCTCTGGCTTTATTTTTAATTCAAGTTTAAGTATCCTATCTCCAAACCTACCCAGTTTAATATCTATCTTCTCATGCTTTACATCTTCATAAGCAGTCTCGGCCTTCCCTCCCAACTGCTTCTGAAGGTCAGTCATCTGGATACATATCTTCTGTATCTTGTCCATGCCACGGTTAACGAGCAAGAGGTTGGCCGTCTGCATGACCCCCACTACAGCAACGCAGAGTAGAATGATCTGTTCGAGGCTCATGGCTTTGGTCCTTCCACATCAGTTTTCCTCTTGAAAGCATCTCTACCAACCCCAGCTAGAGCACCTATGCCTATGATACAATTAACTAGAATGTTATCAGGCTCTTTAACTGTAAATGCTGAAACTAGAGCAATTATCAGAAGAGAGAGTATTGCCACTATAACTTCCTTCGTCTGCCATCTACAACTATTATCATTCATGGCGCCTCCACTCTTATCTGGACATAACCCAGAGAGTTAAACATATCACTATATGTTGTAAAAGCAGGAACATCTGAACAATCTACAACTGCACACGTTCTATATTTAAGAACTGAAGCCGTACCAGCTCTATATTTATTCTTATTTATTCTAACAGCCTTAACACCAGTACTTATAATAGGTGAGTTCATATACTGCCCCGATGCTAGCAATATCTTCTCAGAGTCTCCAGAACTTGAGATAGTCCCTGTTCCAGTCCACCCACTTGCAAAGGTTCTAACATCAGGCTCTGCAACGCCTGTAGTATGACCCCATACTATACTACCTGTTGTCTCCTCATTCCTTGCTGGATGGGGATAAGTATACGGTGTATAGTAAGCCGTCCATGTATCAGTAGCGGTGCATTTATAAAGCTTCCCATCATTAGCTCCACCATGAGTAGTATCCCAATCTCCTCCTTCATCCGTTTTCCAATATCCCTGTCCAGTAGTGCAAGTTCCAGGTAAAGACGTACCAGAAGTAGGAACAAACACATCTCTATTTAACTGAACCATGTCCGCAGCTGGCGCAGCACAACCAACAGTATTTAATGATAAAGTTGATGAGTCCCAATGATAGGCTGGAACGCTATCCTGTTGAGAGCCTAAAGTACAAGGTGGAGATTGGCACTTTCCTCTTCCTACTTGGTATAATTCAGGCCAGCCAGAATCCTCTTCTACCATTATTGTACCAACAGTATTACTGAAGATCACTCCTGACCCAGCTCTGATACAACTAAGCAGTCCTGTATTCTTATACATCTCATACCATCTGGCACCAACCGAACCAGCTGTCCCATGAGTTTCTATTTGAACAGAACCAACACTCGCTACTCCTCTTGTGTTATACCTTGAAACTACTCTTGCACCATAGTATGTTTGAAATAGATTATTGATGGTAGTGCTTGTATTTACAGCGGTGCAATCCTCAATGTAAGTAGCATACTGACTTCCTGGGGTAACATCTACCGACCAGCCAGAAGTACCTGGCCCAGTTATATGAATCATCTCAGCAGCACCACCACTTGTAAAAGTACAGTTATCTATAAGGGCATAGTGTCCTTTAACTTCTACAAGAACATAAGTACCAGAAAAATTTATATGGTCGATTCTTATCAGCCCTTGAGCTTCATCTAAATCATAAACTACTGTAGACCCTGTATATCTATCAGTATCAACATAAAAAGTCCCTCTTACTATATTTCCATTTGTTACCCTATTAGTTCCTGTTGCGTGCTGGTAAACTATTAAAGAGCCGAGAGTAGACTCCCTTAATGTGATAGTATAACCATTAAGGTCAAGAGTCAGATACTTTGCAGCGACAAGGGTTGCACTCTCAGTCCACGACCCTGATGCGGTGCATCTCAAAGTATCCCCGCTTGTAGCGAGTCCTACAGCCGTATTTACATTAGCAGCACTTGAACAGTTAACGTCTGTGGTTACGGCATAACAAGGGACTGCCCATAATAGAAGGGATATAATTAGAAACAACAGCCTATTTATTTTCATACTTATCCTCTCTTATGGTGAAGCACACCCATAAACCTGTAACTTTACATAGTAATCTATACTTGACCAACTTCCCCCTGTTCCTGTAGTACTCCATAGTACATTAGTCCCAGTTGCAGAATCGGAAATATTAGTAGCGTTTACGTTGGGATTATATTCCTTTCCTACCATCCAGTATGTTCCAGCCGGAAGGGTCTGGGCGGAAGCAAATTCAAACCAACAACCAGTTAAATTAGCACACCCTGTAGCCCCATTATCTATCTGTTTAGTAAACCCCGCCCCATACAGAGAGCCAGGCTCCCCCGCATTGTCTGACCATATTGCAAATGAGAAATATCCAGCGGTAGCCCCCATATCATTACAGCCAAACATTCCGCCTGTTATATACTTGGTTTCAGTTGTAGTAAAAGAATAGGCATACCATCTTGTAGCCTTAATTTGTGTCCCATTTGCTGAAGTTGTATTTATAGTGGCAATAAGAGAATCGGAGTCAATAGTACAACCTAATCCACCACATACACTACCCATAAGCATCCCTGCATTTACAGGTGTGCACCAGAGAAGGGCAACTAATACTATTAAAGTTAGTCTTTTCATAAAGCCTCCTTATGGCGTATTAGTCCAAGTTCCAGCTTGACTCATGATAGCCCACTGTGTAGCACTATACCCAACCAAACAGATCTTATCACTAACACTACCACCTGAGGTCATACTTTTATTTGCAGTATGCCAACCACTATAATCTTTCTTTTCATAAGCTATATCTGCGACCGCCGATAGGGTTATAACTGTCACAACACCAGGAGCGTTTCTTACACATAGCTGGTCTCCAATCGCAGGAACCTTAGGCTGTACTGTGCAAGTATCTGTGCATATGACATACTCTGCATTTGTAGCAGTTGTCCTACTCGTTCCAACTGTAGTCTTAGGACCTGATATACTCTGTAGAACCCATCTCTTATCCCCACCATTAGCATCAGGCGCTATATAGTTCAGCCCATCATCTGTCACAGCGCTATCTGCATCAAGCCAGTATACATACAGCGTCCCACTCACAGTTACAAAGGCCATATCTTTATCCAGAAGGCCTGCACCATCTATACCATCCAGCGCTGTGGCCCCTCCCCCAGTCAACGCTGTTCTTATATAGACCGTCTGGACTGCCCATACTGTTGATGCCATACACAGCATTATCAATAAGCTTATAATAGCCAAACTTCGTTTCATATCTTCCTCCTCTTCGTACAAATTTTGAACGTAGATTACCTCAACCCACCTACATAAGGCATGGTCGGAGGTGTAAAGTTTCCTGTCCATCTTACCTTATTAGTAAATCTAAGATGGGCTATATTACCGTTAATATAAGGTATAGGAGCTGAGAGAATACCAGCACCAATATAAGTAGCAGTGGCATAAGATTCACCCAAATAAAAAGCCACACCCTGAGCAGACTGTCCTATCCCTTCTATATAAACTTTATCTAAATTTCCATTAACAGTAAAAGCAAGGTGATACCATACTCCTAAGGTAGGTGTCCAAGCAGGAGTTGTAAGAGAGCCAGCACTCCAAGTATAAGAAGCATTCCAACCAGCAAATACAATCTGTCCTGGAAAGTATGGATGGCTTAGACCGTAGTAACCTGCCCAAAGCATTTCGGAACTAGTAAACCCTACTGCACTAGCATACCTCAGTATAAACGTATTATCGACCTGTAATGAGGCAAACCTTACAAAAAAGTCTATAGTTAAAGTTGTACCAGGAGCATACCATTGTGTTGCATCTTCAGTCCTTATATAATCTCCACTACCATCTAGCAATAAGGAACTACTACTATTTTTACTATAAGCTGTATCTATCTGAGCATTTCCAGCTACAACTATACTTTTATTGTATTGAGAATAGTCCCTCATAGCTACAGAACCATCAGCCCCAGCAAAAGGGAGATATAAAGTAACTGCTGAATCAGGCCTTCCCACACCACCAATTCTTCTCATATCTCACCTCTATGGTAGAACAAATATCATTGATACTGTCAGGTCCTGAGCATCGCCGTTACCACTCTTAGTAACGCTTATCTCTATCGTCTCACCATAGTTAACGTCATAATTAGCTGAGTTTATGTCAACAACTGTTGGATACCAAGTTGCGTCAGCCGCTATTGTTACCCCACCAGCAACTGTATTAACATCAGCGCCAGCTATTATAACAGTCGCCTTTCCATGCGTTCCAGTATCATGAATTCTAGAGTATACACTATACTTAACCAGATACGCTTTAGACGTCTGCCACTTAAAGAAAGACCCAAGGTCTGACGCAATAAGCGCTACATTCGTAGCGTCTTCATAGAAGCCATTTACAACTATATCAACCTGCATTATCTTATGATTTCCAAGATAATACAAGGAGGTTATGTTGCCACCAAGAGGAGGTCCAGCTATAGTCATAAGGCCTGCTGTCATCGCTGTGACCATACCATAGTATGTAACACCACCAATGACGTACTTTATAGGTTGACCTGGAAGGATAGATGCTGTCATATCAGCCAGCATTGTTATTGTACTAGTAGAGGCAGGCACTGCTGTAAAGTTGGCAGTTGGAACTTGTGTAGTCCCACCTCCTGCCGCTAACACTGTTGGGACAAGTATATCATATATTGCGTTCTTACTTGGTGCAATACCTGTCACACCATCCCAAGCTGCATCATATGAAGCGTCTGAAACATAGACACCACCAGTACTTTGTAAAATCCATCTCTTATCACCTGCATTTGTGTCTGGCATAATGGTGCTAGGGCTACTCTCTACAAGTGCCGAATCTACATCAAGGATATAGGCTCTAAATATCCCACTATCTATAACAAAAGCCATATCCTTATCAACCAATGCAGCACCATCTATTGCATCCAGAGCACCTGCAGCACCTCCAATTAACGCAGTAGCCGCATACACTTTATTAGCCATTATCCCCTCCTAGTTATCTACAAAATATACAACACTACTTGTTTTAAGTTTAATGTTAAACTCTCTACTACTAATCTGCTCCCAAACCCAATAATCACTCTCTACAGTCATAGTAGAGACAAAAGGCACTACGTTATATCTAAGATAGACAACAGCTCCTGGATTTATAATAAATGCTCCAGACAGCGCTTTTATACCAAGAGGAGCCCATATTACCTCAGTTTGGTCATGCCACTCTGTATCAACTGTATCCTTAAAGCCATAATCAAAGACTGCTGGCACTAAGATGTGATATATCTCAGGCCCCTCACCTGCTCCCAATACTATAGTGCCAGCGCCTGCATAGAAGCCCAACTCATGCCATACTATATCAGTCCTATCAATCCAGGCTGTATCAGCTGTATCTTTATAACCAAACATACTTCACCTATGTAATAGTCAAGACAGAGGCACCAAAATCAACTTTGAAAATTTCTCCATCAAGGACTGTTATAGTACTACCATAGTCATAGTATGCAATCAAATCCTTATCAGCCGCTGTCTCATTATACAAAGCAGCATACCTAAAAGGCCCAAAAGAGCCTCCAACAGCAACCCATGTTACATCTACACCTGTCATAGTGCCAACTCCTAATGTAGATGTATAATCCTGCTGGATATCAGTTGCAAGGAAGCCATTCTCCTCAACTATAGATGATAAGTCAATCTTTTTAGTATGGGCAGTAACACTAGGCGTCACATTCGTTAGATACACTTTAATCTGGTCACCAGCTGCATGTAGATGGTGTATTCCCTTTCCAAGAGCAAGAGAGAAGCAATTAAACTTTACAAACTGACTAGCCATACTACCTCCTTATACTGACACTCTTATAGTGTAATCAGGCGTTACTTTCAAAATTGTCCTTAGAATTGTCCTAACTCTAGACATAGAGTCAACTAACTGCAGGTCAAAATAGTAGTTTCCAAGTAGGTATTGTGTATCTGAAGGAATTAAGGATAGAATAGCCTTACCTGTGAGAGGATAGGCGACTGATAGCGTTTTTAATATCTTAGCCAGTGCATCAGTATCTTCGTATGATATCTTTGCTGTTGCATATAGACTACACCCAGATAGGTCATATAATAGCCCATCTGAGTCATACAAATAGAAGGTAAACTCTCTATTATCCCGCCTGACGATTTCCAGCATTTAGCACCTCCGCTTCAATCACATCATCTACTAAAAGGCCGATATCTTTAGCTCGGCTCTTTATATCAGCTATCTCATCTGCAGTAAAGTGGTGCGTACTGTCAACTTTCATCATTCTAACAGCTGCATGACCTCCTCTATCAAGTGCATCCTGCGCCGCTCTCAATCTAAGTGCGTCATTTTGCCCATCCATCACTTCATCAAGCACTTTTACAGCTTTTGGGAGCAATTTCTTGATTTCTGCAGCTATATTCACTGCATCCATGTCTCTTGCACCTCGCATGACGTCAAGTTGACGCCTGACAACTGCAGAATTCAAGGTATAAGAGACTGTAACAGGAGAAATGTTAAGTTGGCGAGCAATATCTACAGATTTCATGCCCATCAATGCAAGACGCACTATCTCATGATGCACAGACCACATATTCTCTATCTGATACTTCCTATTTCCCTCTGGAAGACGTCCCATTTCTCACCTTTCTCTATTTAATAATCTCGTTAATCTGCTTCTGCTGCCCCTTACTCGCCTTTGGTCCAGCATCAGGCTTCACAACTGTAGTGTGTTTCTTCTCTTTCTTAACCCTAACCGGCAGGCCTTTATGATTTGTAGTGCTAAATTCATGCAGCTGACTCTTGCTCATCTTCAGAACACCTTTATTCTCAGCTGAAATATCCTCTGGATTGTGCTCCGCAATAGCCATCAACTGCTGTTGCTTCTTAGACTTAGCTGGCATCGCCTGACCTCCTATACATAGTCCTACTATCAGTGTTATTATATCAGAAAAATCCCCAGTTGTCAAGTTCCACATTTGTATATTCCATATAGAAACAGGCCCACCCTCGTTCAAAATTTGCACGAAGCATACAACGTAGTTGTAGAACGTAGTTGTAGAGGATGATATGAACATATGTGAACATATAAGAATGAGTGTAGATTTTCGAAATGGACCTTTACGCGGGCGAATAGAGGGGGCATCCCCCATGACCCCATGCCCTTGACTTTTGTTCTGTTCTATGTTACAATGTATATCAGTTTGGCTAGTGCGGTCGAGCACCGAGGGTAAATGCTCATACCATCAGGGGTGCAACATAACCTCGCCGATAGGCACCTGCGGAGCGGGCGAGGGTGCGAGTGGAATGACCACCATGTATGCAGGAAGTTAGACATACATCACAACGAAGCCCTACGGATTAGGGCAACAGGTGGACACCTGACACACCTGCACCTTCTCTACTAATTGGAGGTGTGTCTATGAAACTGATTAGATATCCTAACACAAAGATGACGGAAGACCATGATGCAGTGCAGACAACGCTGACTCTGGACTTCACAGGCCTGACATCTGCGGACATCCTTGAGATAGCAGCCCAAGCGGCTACGATTAAGTGGCAAGGCAATGCCAGGCGGATGAAAGAAATCCCAGTTGTTGCAACCTACACTGTGCCTAAGCCAGGCACCAGGGGAACAGTAGACCCAGTCCAGGCCCTGATTGCCAGGTATGGCTCTGCTGAAAAGGCAATCGAGTTCCTGAAGTCGACACTGCCTAAACCCGAACCAGTTGCGGTCTCTGAGGACTTTGATACGAGTGATTATACAGACGAATCTAAATAACTAACCAGAATGGTGCAGGGGTGTTAGGTGTTCACCAAGAGGCAAATTGTAGGACTGTAGAATGTAGTCCATGTAGACTCAGGGGTACCACCCCCCATATATATATAAAAATACATAGTTCTATTGGACATTGTGTTCTTTGCTAAAAAAAAAAGAGAAAAAAGAAGAACAATATAAATACTGGTACTCTATATGTCTATATGTTCTATGACTCTAATGTGTATATCAAAATGGGAATGGTACCCATGAGTCTACCGTTATACATTATACAATCCTACATTTTGACACTTATTGACAACTAATGTAAGATATGTTATAATATGTATAAGGATAGGCAATCATGCCTATTACAATAACTGGAGGAATAGTTATGGACTTCAGGCTTAAGAATATGCAGGAGGCCTTGTGCAAGGTCAGGCTCCTGCTTATCGAGGGGAAGGAGGATGAGGCGTTCACCTGGTTGAATGAGGCGGATGCTATCCTGTTGGACTTGGTGTTGGCTAATAAGAAAGATGCGTTGCGAAGCAGCGCCTGATATCTAGGCGTTAACAGTGGCGCCTGACCATTAACAGGAGGTAGAACTATGAAAAAGAAGTGGTGTAAGAAACTGGTATGTGGTTGCACTCACTGGTGGCAGGATACAGATACGTATCCAGGCGTCAATGAGGCTCCTTTTACAGGTGGACTCTGCAGAACCTGTGGATACTTCAGATGGGTATATACTAAACCACACCATTATAAAGTGTATAGAAAGAGTTGGGAGGACAGGTTATGGGGGATAAGGTGGTAACAGCAGTTGTAGAGGCCAGAGTTGATATACGAGACCTAGCCTCATGCGCTGCATACTTCATCAACGAGTGCAGGCCTCCTACATCCAGGTCTGACCTTATATGGCTGTGCATCAGGCTATTGGCAGATAGTGTGCAGGATAAGTATCCTCGTATGTCTACAGAAGAGGCACATGGCTACTTATCAGGCCTAAACCTTGGCTCTTTCCATAGAAAAGGTAGAAAGGGAGAGTTGAGAGGTCTTGTCAACCTAACCAAGGCTATTGAGACAGAGAGGAGGGCAGAGAGTGAAGAGGACGAAATGAAGCGTATTATCCTTGAGACAATGAATAGAATGCGTGGCGTCAGCTACGTGCAAAATTTGAACGAAGAGGAGAAATAAAATGGAGAAAGAATACTTAGGTGATTCAGTATATATAGCGCATGACAACTATGGGCTTATACTCACAACAGAGAATGTGCCTAACGACCCTTCTAATATTATCTATTTAGAACCAGAAGTAGTCAGTAGGTTAATAAACTATCATAAGAGAATCTTTATAGGAAAGGAGAAGACAGATGGATAAGACATTACTTGGCCTATTCACTAAAGAACAGGCGACGAAGGAGCCAGTCTCTGAGCACAAGGTCTCTGAGCATAAGGCCATTGAGTGTAAGGACTGGGGAATCTATGGAGATACCCTAAAAGCGGTTACTAACTTGTTAATAATAGCACTGGCCATAGTGATGGCTCTGTGTGAGGCTATATATCAGGCCTTCACAACCTTCGGCTATCGTCTATCATTCTACTTAAATAAGGAGAAGCACAATGTCTAAACCATTCAGAGCTTTAAATGAGGAGTATGAGTCTGTTAAGGACAGAGAGTGGGAAGAGGTTATGAAGGATAGTGAGTCTGTCTGCGACAGGTGCCACCGTTCAGATGAGTGCAGTGATAGGGAGGAGTGGCTGCAGGCTGAACAATACATTCTTTGTGCTGAGAATGGCTGCACAACTTGGGAGGAAGATGACTTCTTTATGAAAGATGATATGGAGGTGGATGAATGAGATATATCATTCCTTACCTACTATTGATATTAGCATTGGTAGTCCTAAAGGAGGTATTAAGATAATGAGTACTGAAGAGGAGAGAATAGAAGCGTTGAAGGCCATTCTTATGAGTTCTGATAGAAACAAGGTAAGAACCGCTCTTAGGGCCATAAGCCCAAGGCTCACGGAGACTAAGTCTAAGAGTGAGCACTCCAAACCAATCTGTTACACTACAGTTAACGTCCATAGATTATGCCTATGCTGCGGCTCCACTATTATTAGCAAGTACGAGATGGGCAAAGGCGAAACAATGGTCACTCTCAAGCCTGATGGAGGTGTAGGCATCATCCACTTCACAGGTAAATCAGGCGAGATAAGTATACCGTGTTGTATCTCTCACTGTAGTATATGTCCTAAGAAGATGAAGACATGGGGAAGAGAGGAGCTTGAGGCTAAGTTCCTGAACCTTCTGAAAACTATAACCATAAAAGAGGCTATAAACCTGAGAGGAGGAAAGGCAGATGGATAAGCAGATTATCGTCTTTAATAAGCAGGAACCTAAGAAGCACAGCGTCTGTTTTAAGACAGATCAGGCGGATGCAGCTGTTACATCTATTTATATCATGCGTACTAGCCTTGGTAGGCCTGTTCCAAAGACTATAAAGGTAACCATTGAGGAGGTGGAACTATTGGGAAGGATGTAGAGTAGGACTGTCTTATTGACATCTTGCATAAGTTGTGTTATAATGTATGTGCAAGTGGAGGAATACACATCTCCCAAATGCTGGGGAGTGTAAATAAGTCCGAGAAGACATTAAACTAAGAAAAGGAGTTATCCTATGGCACAGAACGAGATTACTGCTACAAAAGGAGAGAGAAGCGCAACGGTGTACTATGATTTTGGAGGGAGTCTTGATGCTGCGAAAGACAAGTTCGGCGCTGATGTGGTCTATTCATCCTTCGTAAGAACCGCTGTTATCACTGCTCAGAGTATCATGAGGAGAATGATTGAGCAGGGTGCTGCTGATGAAGAGATTGCTGCTAAGCTGGCTGCATGGGTTCCAGGCATCGCTGTCGAGAGAGTCGTAGACCCCATCGGCAGTACTGTCGCCCGCTTCAAGACCATGACGGCAGAAGAGCAGGAGGCTCTTATTGCCAAACTGTTGGCTCAGAAGGCCTAGAGCCAACCCTAACCAGATTGGGGAGGGATGCTAAGACCACCCTCCCCTTTCTTTTTACAGAGGTGAAATGTTCACTAATGATAAAAACATCATCTACAACTGCTTATGGTGCGGGGCTGTTCTTCCCTATAGAAAGAGCAGGAAGACCCAGACCTGCGGACGTATCTGTAAGAGTGCCAACTATCAACGGGAACAGGCAGAGATGGATGAGACTTGGAGGAAGACCAGAAAGCCTATTAGAAGGCATAGGCGAAAGTGCCTGTCTTGTAAGAAGCCCTGCTGGCCTAATATGTACTATTGTAACTCATGCCATCCTAGAATAAGGGAGTATATAGATGAAGCCTAAAGATGATATAGATATAAGGATGTTCAACCTAGCGTTGTTTAATAAAGGTAAGTCTACCTGCAAGAGAAGGCAGATAGGAGTTGTTATATCAACTAGGAGAGAGGAAATAATAGAGGCCTCAAACGCCCCTCGCTGAGGCAAATGCGATAGCGCTTGCTTCCTATTATGGATACAGCCTAAAGGCTGCTACATTATATACAACAGATTGTATCCCCTGCAAAGATTGTTCTAACCTAATCTTAATAGCAGGCATCACTCGCATAGTCGTAGGCGATCTACACTTCTATGATGAGTTGTCTAAACATATACTATATAACTCAAATGTAAGGTTGGAGGATATAGAAGGAGCGCGCCTATAATGGACCACATCAATTACTTATTATTAGGTATAGTAGTAGGAGTGTTATTATACTTACTAGTTAATAGATAATGGTCAATGGCGGGTGGCTGAAGCCTAAGACTACGAGTCTTGCAGGGATAAAACCCTGCCCCGCCACCACCAAGGGAGGATTTATGAACGAAGAAGATAGAAAGAGGCTCACGGAATGGCTTGGGGAGTGTTGGCATGAGGCAATGCTTTATCAAAAAATCCCGCATAGGGTTAATTTCTTAACCGAAGTTCATTGTAAGTGCGGAGCAAAATATGGAACACCTAACCGCACCTTCACCGACCCTGACGATTTCTTTGCTTGTTTCGAGAGGCTGGTGGAGTTGGGGAAGTGGGTTGAGTTTGATGAGTGGGCTTACATGAAATGGGACTCCCTGAAGCCATTTAATGACTTATCAAGAAACTTGGGAGAACATAGCAAGTGGCTCCTCTCAAAAACAGACTCAGGCCACATGCGCCTGTGCGTTCTGGTGGCGGAGGCGAGAAAGGAAGGGAAGGTATGATTGAAGTTATAGACATGAAGGGCAAGGGGTTATTTGTTCGGATTTCTCGGACAGATGCAATCAAACTTATTCATTCTTTATCAGAACAAATTATTGCGAATAGTCCGAATGTAGGACGATGGGAGCCAATAACTAAAGAGGGCAAGGAATTTACCATTGCAGTAATACCGGAGTCTCAAGATGAGTGATATATTTGACCACAGATTGGATGCTTTTGAAAGTATGGAAAATGATTCACCATCTTACTATGCACCCTTCTACAAGACCTGTAAATTCTGCGGCGAGGGTGGATTGAGATGGCGATTTGTGGGAGAGAAATGGAAACTATACAGTGAAAGCACACCACATACTTGTAATAGGGAGGCGTGAGATGATCGCAACAAAAGAACAAAGGGCAGAATTTGAAAAAGTGACACGGCCAGTCATCAAGTGGTTGAACGATAACTGCCACCCACATATTACGGTGATAATAGATGTTTCGTCTGCTGAGTTACATGAGGGCGTGTGCCGCATTTACACCGAGGATTACGTTAAAGATTGAAGGAGGCTCAAGATGAGTGAGGGTAAAGCATGTATGGCAACACCATGTAAAGACCTTGAGCAACGGATCATGGACTCGAGTGTGGCTAAGTCTGAAGCTGAGTGGTGGGCAAAACATAAAATTGAGGAGTTGCGAACCGCCCTCGCGGAGAAGGAGGAGGAGATTGCCTTTCTCCACCGAACCATTACCGAAACGCAGGATATTGGATTACTCGGTAGAATCAAGGAGCTGGAGGAGTTTATAGAAGACCTCGGACCAGATGCTAATTAAAGGAGGGATAGAATGAGTAGAAAAGGCATAATGCTATGTTACCCATTTGAGGAGAAACGCCTGAAGAAGTGGCCCACACCTTACTTAGTACAGCCTAAGTTGGATGGGGATAGGTGTAGGGCAGTGTCTGATGAACATGGATACTTTACATTGTATTCTTCAGAAGAGAATATAATAGAGTCTGTCCCTCATATTGTATATGAGTTAGACAAGTTAGGCCTACCTGACACAGAACTTGATGGTGAACTCTACATACACGGCGAGGCCCATCAGAACCTACGATCTATAATAAGCAGGACAGTAAACCCACATGACAACTTTGAATCTATGCAGTACCATATATTTGATATAGTATCATCAAGAGGTGTGATTAACATAGAAGATAGTCAACTCATTAGAACTGATAAGATGTTTGACCTACCTTTGAGGGATAATAGTTGTTTGAAAGTAGTAGCCACTCATGTTGCTACATCATTAGCAGATGTCATGGGTTGTATGGAACGCTTTACAAAGAATGGATATGAAGGTATAGTCGTCAGGCATCCATACTTCCCATACATAAGGAAGAGGAGTATAGGCATGATGAAGTTCAAACCAAGAAAGGACGACTTTTATACAATTATAGGATATGAAGAAGAGATTAGTATAGATGGTATCCCTAAGAACAGCCTTGGTGCTCTCTGGTTAAGTTCTGGTCTTGGGGAAGAGAAATTCAAAGTAGGAACAGGCTCGTTCTTAACGAGAGAAAGGAGAGAACAGTTGTGGCCTATAAGGGAGTCGCTGGTCAATAAGATAGCGCATGTCAAGTATCAACACTTAACGGAACGTAGAGTACCAAGGTTTCCAGTCTTAGTGGATATAATAGAGGTGAATAATGAGTGAATTAACTTCATGTAACTACTGCAATATGCAGAGGATTGTTAGAAGAGCAAAGAAGGAAGATAAGGTGATTGTAAGGAAACCATCAAGCTTTATGAAAGGAGTAGATGTGTTTCTTGTCCCTGAAGGGTTTATACTACCTAAGTATAAGGAGCCAAGCAAGAAGCTTCCTAATGGTTGTGAAACTTATCAAAAGTACTTTGTTTCTTGGATGATGGAGATACCAAATAAATGCTGTTGTTAAGGGGGTAAATGATGGAAAACAGGAAACTATATAAAGGTACTTTCAACTGGTATGGAGAGAAGATAGAGGAGTACGTCCGTGCCTATACTCCAGAACAGGCGATGCGTCTAATGTGTAGTAGAATAGGTGCTGGTAAGGACAGAACAGGCTCCTCTGTAAGAATGTACTTTAGTAAGGGTGATAGATATAAGATAACGGAGGTGAAGGAAGATGGCAAGTAAGAGGGATGAAGCTAAGGCTTGGAAGAAGTTATTAGATTACCCTGGAAGAGGCGAGATTAAAATTCTTAAGTTATCATATAGTAAATTTACTCCAGGTATAAGTATAAAGTACGAGGCCTACATATCAGGGGCCCAACCATTCGGTTGGTCAGACGAATATGATACTCCAATGGAGGCTGTAGATGCTGTTATAGAAATGATGGAGAAGGGAGGAAAGGATGAACCTAGTTGAACATGAAAGTTGGAAAGTAGTAGATAGCACAAAGGTGCAGGCCTTCCTAGAATGTCCAAGGGCATACTTTTATGAGTATATCCTTGGCTGGCGTCAGGAGTATCCAAACATACACTTTGAGTTTGGCAAAGCTTGGCACCTGGCCATGGAGCATATGCTCCTAAACGATTATAGTGAGAGGTCAATAGTTGAGGCGTTTAGTAAGTTCGTAGACCATTATAGAACATACTTCTCCGAAGAACAGGACGAGATATTCTATCCTAAGACGCCTAATGTTGCCCTCAACGCTTTAGTGAGGTATGCGAAGACATATGCAACTGATAAGCATAAGACCTTATTCACAGAAATAGCGGGAACTGTCCCTATGGATGAGACACACCTGTTAAGTTTCAGGATGGATTCTATTCTTGAGATAGACAATCAGATAAGGAGTAGGGAGCATAAGACAGGCTCTACATTATCCAGACAATGGAGAGACCAATGGAGTCTAGCGATACAAACATTCGTCTATAACCATGTGTTATACTGTCTGTATCCAGAAGACCAAGTTTGGGGAGTTGAGATTAACGGCGCTTTCTTTCATAAGAAGAAAGAGGCTGAGTTCGAGAGAGTACCTGCCAGGCGAGGCCTGCCTATGTTACGAGCCGCATATTGGATGGTTCTAGAGACTATGTATAAGATTGACTTTGAAATGGAACGTCTTAGATGTAGTAAGGATGAAGACCCAGTCATGATGTGCTTCCCTATGAATCCTACTAATTGTAATAAGTATTTTGGTTGCAAGTATCACGACTTCTGTCTATCCTGGGCCAACCCTTTACAAAGGGCAGATGAGATTCCAACTGGGTTTAAGATTGAGTACTGGAATCCGAAGGATGAGGAGAGTAAGGCAAAGAAAGTATTTCATATAGAGAAAGGAGCTATGTAATGGGAGAGGCAAAACGTCTAAGGGAACAAGGAATACAGTTTAAGCAGCTTCGGCCTGGTGAGCAGATACAGATTGACTTAAGAGACTCAACACCACTATCATGTAGTGAGTGTGGCTGTAGGTACTTCTTACCAATGGTAATGGTACATATCATATCGCCACTAATGTCACCAACTGGGCAGGAGCTAGTAGCACAGCAACCAGTACTAGTTTGTTCTAGCTGTAGGAAAGGTCTCAAAGTGGAGGGAGATAAGTCATGAGTCTTGATATAAAGATAGAGGCTGCAGCCATACGGAAGATGTATAGCGAATCGGTATCTAAGGATAACTTTAACGCTATCATATATGGAGGTATGGGGTCAGGCAAGACGAACCTATTAAGGACAGCAAGAATGCCTGTCCTGATACACTCCTTCGACCCAGGTGGGACAAAGACTATCAGGGACGAGATAGAGAAAGGTAGTATACTTGTTGATAACAGATATGAGAACGAAGACCCAATGTTCCCATCTGCTTTTGCAGCTTGGGATGCTGAGTATCATCGCCTGAAGAGGGGAGAGGTCTTCAAACAGATTGGTACCTATGCTATTGATAGTGCAACGACATGGAGCGCTGCTGCCATGAACACCATCCTTAAGAAAGCGGGTAGGAGTGGTAGTCAGCCTTTCCAACAAGACTACCTTCCAGCCATGGTTATGATAGAGAATGCCATTAGGGACATGACTACCCTCCCATGCGATTGCATCTTGATATGCCATGAGGATACTGATAAGGATGAGGCATCAGGAAGAATGTTTGTAGGCCCTCTGTTTGTAGGCAAGTTAAAGTACCGTGTTCCTATCTTGTTTGATGAAGTATATTATGCAACAACCAAAGAAACCAGTAATGGTGTCCAATACTCCTTGCTGACAAGGAGCACTGGCTTATACAAGGCTCGCACTCGCCTTGGGAGAGGAGGTCTGTTTGAGACGTATGAAGTGCAAGACATAAAGGCACTGCTTAAGAAAGCAGGTTATGCAACTGAAGATAAACCTATATAACAGTCGACGACGAAGTCGAAGAAGGAGAACAAAATGAGTTTCTTAGGATTAGATTTTGATAACGTATTCGAGCCCAAATCAGCTAAGGAGGGTGAATATCAGGTGCGTGTTCTTGACGCAAACATTAAGGACAGTCAGAAAACTGGTGGCCAGTATATCGCCTTGAAGTTGGAAGTCCTTGGAGATCCAGAAATCAAAGACATCAACCATGTCATGATGATTCCTACAGCAAAGGATGATTTGAAGCAGAAGAATAAGAGGCTGTCAGCTATCCAGGCTGCTCTTAAGGCGTTCGGGTTTGACCCTTCTGCTCTCTCCAATGTTCAGGACTTGATTGGTGCAACTGGCTGGGCTATCCTCATTGAAGAGGCAGACCCTGAGTACGGTATGCAGAATAGAGTGAGAAGATTTGTGTCTGGGAAGTAACTCTTAACCTTGAACGTAGGGTTGGCGGAATTGGTAGACGCACCGGTTATTAGACAGGACCCTCCGTGGACACAGCGGGCTAGTGTCGTGCAGGTTCGAATCCTGCACCCTACGTTCAAATTTTGCACGAAGAGGAGAGCATTATGCGTGATGTTTTGATAATTAAACTAGTAACAGGAGGATATAAGGTTCATGTTGGTTGTCAGTCATTCTTCTATTTAACAAAACAGGCTATGTTATTAGAGGTAAGCGAGTACCTTGAAGACTCAATGAAAGCAGAGGTAGCGCATAACAGTTATATGTCAAACGAAGGTCATAATTCTCCTTTAGCTCCTCGTGGTGCCTCTGTAAGGGATAGAGAAATAGAGAGAGCGGTACGGGAGATAAATGGAGTAGAGGAGAGAGAACCAATAACAAGAGAGTGAGGTAGATGTGGATATAGACAAACGCCTTTCGATAAAGATCTCAGAAGCAGAACAGATAAGGATGCGGAACTTAATACCATGGGGCATGATATCTCATATCCTCCGCATCCTATTGATGCAAGTGTTGGATTTAGTAGAGCAGCACGGAGACGTTGTCCTCGGCGCACTAATATCAGGCAAGTTGACCGTGCTTGACTTGTTGAAAAGGGGAGGTAAGGCTGATGAATCTAGCAGATCTTAAAACAAGCATATCATCCATGAGTGATGAAGACCTCCTATCCCTTCTCAAAGATGTGAGGGCTGATAGGAGGGTAAAGGTTAGGAGTGACGCTAAGGGTAAGAAGACGGGTGGGAAGAAGGAGCAAGGCATTGACCTAGCTGCTCTATTAGCGAATCCTGAACTCAGTTCAAAGTTGTTGGAAGCACTCATGGAGGCTAAGAAAGATGGAACTTAAGATAGTAGATATAAGTGAGATAATCGTAGGAGATAGATTCAGGGAGGAGTATGGAGATATAGACGTACTCGCCCAATCTTTAAAGAAAGAAGGAATAATCCAACCTCTTGCCGTCTGCACCACAGATGATGGATACCAGCTGTTAGCTGGTGGTAGAAGGCATCAAGCCTGTCTTAAGGCTGGCCTGACAGATATACCCGTTAGGGTATATCCAAGCAGTATCAGCGAACTAGAAATGAGAAGTATAGAATTGATGGAGAACATATGCCGAAAGGATTTGACCTGGGCAGAGTCCTCTAAGTTGAAGAAGGAGATACATCTTCTGCAGGAAGCCATACATGGGAGGAAGACTAGTACGAAGCCTGGCGCTACAGGCTGGAGTATGAGGGATACTGCCAACCTTCTTGGGAAAGCGTTTAGTGGTGTGATAGATGATATACACCTGGCAGAGGCTATGGAAGTGTTCCCCATGCTTAAGGAGAATAGCACGAAGCAAGAGGCTGTGAAGCAGTTGAAGAGACTGCAGGAGAGCATGATACTTGAGGAGATAGCTAGTAGGGTAAAGAATAAGGTAGCAGCCACACCTCTTGAAAGAACATATCAGAATATGCAGAACTCCTATATCGTTGAGGACTTCTTCACTTTTATAAGAAGGGTGCCAGAGAGGTCTATAGATATAGTCGAGTTAGACCCACCGTATGGGATAGGCCTGGATGGAACCCTGATAAAGGAGAATATAGGAGGATATAAGACAGAGAACTATAGAGAAGTGCCTGTTGATGAGTATGTCCCCTTCATAAGAACAGTATATGAGCAGTGTTATAGGGTTATGTCAGATAGCAGTTGGATTATAAGCTGGTTCGCCCTTGAACCTTGGTTTGAGACAGTATATACTGAAATGAGAAGGGTAGGCTTCAAGGGGACAAGGGTTGCTGGTATTTGGTTTAAGAATACAGGACAAAGTCTACAGCCCACAGACTACCTTGCAAGCACATATGAGCCCTTCTTTTATATGAGAAAAGGGACGCCTATCATCAGTAAGCAGGGCAGGAGTAATGTGTTCAACTTCAAAGGAGTAAGTCATAAGGTCCATCCCACTGAGCGTCCAATAGAGATGATACAAGAAGTGTTGAAGACTTTTGGTTGGGAAGGTGCAAGGGTGCTAGTGCCTTTTCTAGGTAGTGGCAACACCCTATTGGCTGCATCCAACCTAAACATGACAGCCTTTGGCACCGATCTGTCGGAGGAGTATAAGAACTCATATATAATGAAGGTCAGGAGTAGTCAACCTGGGAAGTATAAATCTTATAAGGAGGATATAGCATCATGAGGAGAGTACCTCCTGAAGGGTTCAAAGATTCAAAGCTGGCACTGGTTGGTGAAGCTCCTGGAGAGACAGAGGAAAGGTTAGGTAAGCCTTTTGTAGGCTCTTCAGGTCAGCTCCTCTTCAAATTGCTTGGCAGTGTAGGTATGGCCAGGCATGAGTGCTACATAACTAATGTGGTTAAAGAGAGACCTCCCCAGAATGATATAAGTAAGTTCATAAACCTATCTCGTGGTATTACAACTACCTCTTTGTATAAGGAGTATGAACAAGATTTGTATAAGGAGTTGTCAGAGGTAAAGGCGAATGTAGTTGTAGCGGTAGGTGCTGTTGCTCTATATGCCTTGACAAGGAAGGTAGGTATAACCAAATGGAGAGGGAGTATAGTAGAGGGTGTTGAGGAGATAGGTAAGAGGAAGGTAATTCCTATTGTTCATCCAGCAGCTGCCCTTCGACAATACCTATTGACACACACTATCAGTCTTGATCTTAAGAGAGCAGTAGAAGAGAGTGCCTTCCCATCTGTTATATATCCTTATAGGAATATAATAGTAGGACCATCCTTCTTCGATTGCCTTGCTTTCTTGCAGGGTTGTAAGGAGCATAAGATGGTAGCGTTCGATATAGAGGTAATGAATAGGGAGATATCCTGTATATCCTTCGCTGTATCAGATAAAGACGTTATAAGTATACCATTCGTCTGTAATGGGACAGACTACTTTACGCCTGACCAAGAGGCAGAGATATGGAGGAGAATAGCAGGTATCCTTGAAGATGAGAACATTGTGAAGGTGGGACAGAACCTAGTGTTTGATAGTACCTTTATATATACCAAGTATGGCATCATCACTAGGAATATAGAGGATACTATGATTGGTCAAGCCATCATGTATCCAGACTTCCCAAAGGGTCTGGACTTCATAACCAGTATGCATACGAAGGAGCCGTATTATAAAGATGAAGGGAAGAAATGGACTAGGTTGCAAAGCACTGAGAGGGACTTCTGGATATACAACGCAAAGGACAGCGTGGTGTGCATGGAGGCACTTCCGAAGATACACAAAGACCTTGAATCTATTGGCAACACGCAGCCATATAACTGGCAAAAGCGCCTTATTGAACCACTCGTTTATATGCAGTATAGAGGGATTAGAACAGACCATAAAGGTATGCAAACTGAGAGCGATGAGGCTGGTAAGGAGATAGAGCGCCTGACACAGTTACTTCAGGCGATAACAGGTACGCCAATAAACCCTAACAGTCCTGCTCAACTAAAAGAGTATTTCTATAACACGAAAGGAGAGAGACCATACCATGACAGAAAAAGTGGAAAGGAAACTACAGATAAAAATGCCCTTAAAAGACTTTCCAGAAAAGGTCATGAGGAAGCCAAAATACTCCTTGAAATTAGACATTTATCAAAGCTCAAGGGGACATATCTTGACGTTACACTCGATACAGACAACAGACTCAGGTGCAGCTTCAACCCAGTCGGAACTGAATCTGGACGACTATCAAGCAGTGAAACTATCTTTGGAACTGGAACCAATATGCAAAACCTTCCAGCTGACTTTAGACGGTATCTTATTGCAGACGAAGGGACAATGATGTTTAACTTCGACCTAAGTCAGGCGGAGAATAGAGTAGTCGCATATATAGCACCAGAGCCTACAATGATAACAGCTTTTGAAACAGGAGTGGACGTCCATAAGCAGACAGCTGCCCTTATATTCGGCGTCCCTATGGAGGAGGTAAGTGATGAAGTTGGTAGTTGTTCCATCG